ATATAATTAATAAAAATATAAGGGCGATACTAGACCGCCCTTATAAATAAATAGTCTTACTTCATTAACATAAAGTTATTAGCACCTTGAGTAACTAAACATCTTTCTGATAAGAAGTGTAACTGCATTGCATCTAATGCTGATGTAGCAGCTCCAACAGAACCGGTAGTCCATGTCTTCATTCTTCTATCATCAGTAGCAGAAGCTCTGTATCTAACGTGTAAGAAAGGTCTCTTCATGTTTTTACCCATTTGTTGGTCATAAACAGTTGAAACACCTGCTGGTATCATAACCCCTCTAATAGCATTAGCTCCAGCAGCGGCATTAATACCACCTCTTGTAGCTAAATCATTTAAGTATCTAAAGTCAGATTTATAAAAGTCATAAGAACCTCTTCTAAATCCTGAGAAACCTAAATTTAGTGCCATATCTTCGTCGTTATCAAATACTCCGTAAGAAGTACCTCCAGCTCCGTAAGAATTCATTGAAGCAAGCATGTCGTCCATTGCTAAACTAGTTGATCTATTAACAAACATCATGTATTCTTCAATAGCACCTTGCTTGTCAAACTCAGCTAATATAGCGTCGAACTCAGCTAAATCAGTGGCAGCATTAACACCTGTTACTCCAGATGTAACATTACCTCTTGATTCGATAGCAGCAAATAAACCTTCAGTACCAGTACTAAAGTTATCCGCAGATAATGCTGTACCAACACCACCGGCTCCTAAAGCAGCAGCAGAGTCAGTGTTATCTGTAGTAGAACCACCTTTTTCAGCTTCTAACATTGCCATTTCTAAATAATCATTAAATCTAGCTCTAGTGTCAGATTCAGCTTTTAAGTACCATAAATAACCTGATTGTCCCATTTCAGATGTAACTTCTACCCAACCAATTCTTGAAGCGTCTGATCCAGATACTTCGTAGTAATCTTTTAATATAATTGGTTTATTGTTAAAAGTTTGAAACTTAGGTTCATTACCTCCTCTTGCGTCAGTAGTTCCAGTAGCTAAAGCATTCATGTAGCTAGCTCCTTTACCGTACTCAGATCCATAAACTAATATAGTCGTTGCATCTGCAGTTGTGTTTGCTGTAAGTGTAGCAGTACCATAAGGTGTAACACTAATAACATTAGAAGCTTCAATGACAGCTGTTACTAAACATTTAAAAACACCATCAGAGTTTGCTACTATAATAGTATCATTAACTCTAACCCCATGTGTTCCTGCTGCAACGTCGTTACCGTCAATATCTTTTGTTATTGTAATAGTGTCATAACCAGTTGTAGTACCATCAGCACCAGCACCAGTACCATTTGTTGTGTGACTTACGTTACCTGTATAAGATAAGTGTAATCTACCTTGTTCAGACCAGATGACTTGATCAGCCGTCATAGCCTCTTCAGCACCTACTTGAGAAAGAAAACCTGAAATAGTTCTCGGTCCGAAAACTTCAGCTTCTTTTTCCATTAGGTCTGGCACGTATTGTTGACCCCAACCTGCATTGGTTGATAAGTCTAGATAGTTTGAAGCTAGTGCTTGCTGCTGTGGAGCAGGTACACTATTCAAACTAGATCCTCCTGTAATTGCCATAATTTATAATTTTTTTAAGTTAATTTTTCTTTCTAATTTTAAAAGATCTGTTTTTAATATCAGAAGAAGATTGACCTAAAACCCTATACTTAACACCCCCAACATTTGTTTCGCCGTGCGTTTTTCTAGGTTCTAAATTAATATTTTTATCTCTAGCAATCCTGTCTTTGATTGCATCAGCTTTACCTTGCTCGTAAAAATGTCTAGCAATAGCATCAGCATTCATAGCAGTGTATAAAGATTTATGATAACCCGCTGTATCTTCAATAGTTGTATTATCTTCGCCAACAAACTTATTAACGAAATTATTAAGATCACTTTGAGTTTTCTTTACTTTATCAACATCTTTAACATTAAATCTGTATTTTTTATCTCCGACATTATATTCAAAACCTTTGAAATTTTGTCCAAAGAAACTATCAGTTTTATTTAAAAATGTTCTTTTGCTTTTAGCAGATAACTTCTTCTGTTCTTCAGAATCTTTGTTATATTTATGATAAAAATTAATTGCTTCTTGTTGTTCTTGTGTCAACTTAGAACCAGATTTAATTTCTTCATAGTACTTAGACTTTTGCCCGTCTAAATAGGCTCTAGCCTCGGCAACTTGCTCTTTGAGGGCTATCTTTTTTTTACGTATTTCTTTTTCATCATCAACACTATCATCATAACCAAAGTTATCTTCTAAAAGAAAACTTCTTTCTTCTGGCGTTAAATGAGATTTAGTACTTCTGTAGTACTCATCTAATACATCAGAGTCGTCCATTTCTTTAACGTCCCTGTTTAATTTTACATAGTCATTTAAATCACCACCAGTTTCGTTCATAAACTCTACTAGCTTTTGCACGCCTTCTGGTAAAGGTTCTCCAGTTGCTTCTGATTCAGCTATTGCTTCTTCAACCGCTTCTTGTACTTCTTGTGTTTCTTCCTCTGTGACTTCTTCCATTACTGGTTGTTCAGTTTCAACTGTTTCTTCAGTAGGCTTTTCGTCTATGTTTACTTTTGTTACATTATCCTCTTGTTCAACTTGAGGTGTTTTGTCTAAATCTATTTTAATAACATCTGGATCACCAGCGCTATCAAACTTAGATTCATCTATTTCTTCAACAACCTCTTCGACGGGTTGCTCTTGGTTTTCGTCTGTTGTCTCTTCAACAGAGTCAGTTACTTCTTCAGTAACTTCTTCATTTAGTTCTATCATAATAAAATTTTATAAAATATTAAATATTAAAGTTGGATGTCTTCCATGTTCGCTCCTCCCGTAAGTATATCATTACCAGACGATTCGAACTTTTTAAGATCTTCACCCTCTTTTCTTTTGTCTATCATTTGCATTTGACGAGCAGCTTGTTGATCTACTCTTTGATCTTTTCTGTCTTCTCTTTTAGCTTCCATTTGACTACTGTTCTGTAGTTTCATGCCTTCTAATTTAGAGTTTAACTCAAACTCAAATTGCATTAATTCTTTTTTAGCTTGAACTTCAGCTTGTAAATACTGAGTTTTTAATTGACTTTTAGTTTGTTCAATTTGAGCTTCAATTTGCATTTTTTGTTGATTCTTTTGCATCTCAGCTTGAGCAGCGGCTTGTTGAGCTTGTGCATTAGCTTGAGCCTGTGCCTGCATATTTTGTTGTTGTATTTGTTGATCTCTTTTTTGTTTATCTTTTCTTTTTACTTTTAATAATTGATTAGCTAGTTTTAAGTTTCTAACATTACGCAAATCAATAGCATCATCTAAATCTATTAATTGTTGAGCTAATGCGGCTTGTATATTATTTTCTAATAATTGCTTTTCTTCTTCATCTGGCATTAATTCTATAAATATACCAAAATCATATAAATGTAAGTTTTTCATTTCATCTAATGTAGCAACATTGTGCGCACCTAATGCTCTTATAAAAGCGTCTTTTGTTGGTGAGTACTCTATTATATCTGCTATACGTAGTGATAAACATTCAGCAACTTCAGCTGTAATAAATAACATAGACTGTAGTATATGTCTAGTAGCTGTATTTGAATTAGCAGCTGCAATTTTTTGTACACCAACTAAGGCGTTACGATCAGGTGTACTAGCATCTCTTGCTTCATTTAATCCGGTTACATCACGTATCATTTGTAAGTAATAATTATAAGTTGAAATTAAACTTTGTAATTTACCACTATTTACACCATTACTTATTTGTTGTATAGGTACTTTACCAGGATTCATGTCTCCATCAGAAGTAAAACTTCTACCTATAACACTACCTGTTTGGAAGAACATGTTTAAAGCTTCTTGCGGATTATAATTTGTTCCATTACCTAAATCTATTTCAGCTAAACCATCAGCATCCATATAAACGCCATCTGGTACCATACGAGCCATTACTTGCTGTAGCTTTAAATGAGTTAATTGAATCATATCAGCAAAACTTGTTATTCTACTAACTATTGATTCAATTCTACCTTCGTACATTCTAGGTGCTACAATTTGGTAATTCATTTTAACTCTACCAAAGTCTGAATCACTTCTCATCATATTAGGGCACATTTGCCATCTTAATATTTTATCCGCACCTACTATATAAACACCTTCATATAAAGTCTCTACAACTCTTTCTAATTTTTCAAAGTCTCCTTCCATATCAGAAGGCGGATTAAATGTATCATCTTTCTCAATTATTTTATCACCACCAGCAGCTGTAGTCTTTAGTTTATAAACATTATTCATATGAGTTTTATAATTGAAATATAAAACTTGAACTTTGTTTTTATCTCTGTTAGTAACGTAATCTAGTGGATAAGAATATTTATCTAATATATCTTTTATATCAGACTCAGTTAATTCTGGAAACTCTTTTACTAATTCATTAATCGGTACTTCTTTCATTTCACCGATATAATATAAATCTTCAAAGTAAGGTGACTCAGTATGTGAATATACTAAATCTGTAGGATCAACATATTGGGCTTTAGCTCCATTGCTAAAATCAAATGTAGTTTTAGTAGCGCCAATACCAAGAACTGTTAAATCGTATAAAACTCTTCTTCTTATTAAATCATAATCACTGTCTTCTAGTAATACATTTATAGCTTGTTCTTCAGCTAGCTCAACGGCTTGTTTATAACTAAGCTGCATATGTAACGCTAATTCTTGTTCTGTATCTGGTAAGGTCTCAATATCATTTTCTCTCAAGTCTATATTTAATTGCTCAGATATCATTTTATCGAAATCTTTAGCACGCATATCACGTAGCATAGATTCCATATATTCTGTACGCTTACTAACTCCATAAGCATCTTGAGAAAAACAATTTATTTCGTAATTTCTTTGTGCCATACCATTTACTACAATATCAACAAACTTAGGTATAATAGGTACTGGCTTCCAGTCTAAGTTTAAATAAGATAAATCACCATTTATAGATAATTCATTTTTATACTTTTGTATAGGTTGCTCTCCTCTTGCATATAATCTTAATGTGTGGAAATTATTTTTGTGACTGTTATACTTAGACGTAGTTCCAGAAAACCATTCATGTCTTATAGCTCTTGCTACTTTTAAACCATACTCTTCGCTTAGTTTTTCTAAATCACTAACTGCTTGTGATGGGAAATGTATAGAATGTTCTTGTCTCATATTTTATTCTTAATTATCTGTGATGAAAATCCTTTGTTATTATATTTTGATATATATAAGTTTAATGGTTCTTTTTTCTTGTTTGGATTAGGTCTATACAAATGTCTGTTACAAGCCATTATTGCTAAACCAGAACTTATAGAAGCATCATGCTTAGTTCTTTTGTTTATATCAAACTTAGACCAATCATTTAATGTTTCATTAAAATACATTGTACCGTAAGTACCGTCTTGTAATAAACCAACGTGGTCGTTTATGTACATTTCAATAGCAGCTGCATGAGACTGTTTTATGTCTTCACTAGAGTTAGGTATTCCACCAACTTCTTTTTCTGCTACTGATAGCTTGTTCCAAACTTTATCAGGTCTGTTCATACTAAAACCTCTATATCCTCTTCTTCTTAAATAGTATAACAGTCTTGGTTTGTTATTCTCAGCAAGTAACGGCATACCATAAAATACTAGTGACATTAAAACATCTTCAAAAAATATTTCAGCCGTCTGTGGTCTTGCTATATATTCAAGGAAAAAAGTGTTTGCTGGAGCATCTTCCATTGAAAACTTTGTTAATCCGTGCAAAGCACCTTTTGAACCTCGTTTATCTACTGTTCCAGATATATCGTATGAGTCACAACCAAACGCCCCCATGTGTTCATTGCCTGGATATCTTACGCCATTTTTAATAATAACGTTATTTTGTAATTTACTACCTGGCACCCAACTTATTTTAAATCTACCACCAGGATCTGGATTAAAAGTAACTAGTGTATCTTTTTTACCGTTTAACCATTGAAAGTTTCCAGTTGTTAACACTGATGAGTTTCTGTTACCTTCGTTATAATCTATTTGTTCATATATTTTTATAAGGTTAAATAAACTATTTTTTGTTTCATCTCTAAACGCATGTTCTTCAGTTCTTGGGAACTGGCGATAAAATTCATTTAAAGCATCTTGATCACTTTTTAAACCTTGAGCTTCATTATCCCAATGTTCTATAACACCTTGTTCTATTTCTAATCCATGTGGATCAAACGTTTGTTCTCTAGGAGAGTTGAATACAGGCTGTCCGTACTCGTCGATGAAACCCTCGTAATTCCATTCCAT